AAATGCCTGTAAGAAACATTTAATCATCAATGGTATATTTTTCCTATCTTCTCCATAATTACCTTTACCCCATTGACCAACATGTAAGTAGGCAAAATCTTCTTCGATTAAGTCATTTAATTCATCTGTAAATTCTGATTTTAGTTCATACTTATCCATTGGATAATATACACCCGTATCAACACCTTCAAACAATACTTCAATTGGTTTTTGTAAATTAATTTCAGCTACCTTTTCTTTTGAACCATCAGGTTTATCTTCCATTTGGTCAAAAGTACATTTTTTGAATGTATTGGCAGTAAAATTAGATGGAACTATATTCAAGTCCATTCTATTCATACCAGTCAAAAACTCAGGAGAAACTACATCAGTTTCAACTCCAGCCGTAATTCCGATATTGAATTTAGCACCATTTACAAATTCATTTGGTATTCTAATATCAATCAATACGTCAGGTTGTTGTTTAATATTGTTTCCATCAACAAATGTATCTAATAGTTTTTTGTGTCGTGGAACTTCGAGATTCAAATGATTTCTTGGAGTACTACCCCACTTGACATCGACACATTTAATATCTAAATCATCTCTGTCCATTATGGAATAAAATATTGACCTTGCGTGATCACCATAACCACTACGGGTGTTGAATGGTGCAATCATTAAAACAAATTTCTTCATACTGTCTCCATAGTGTAACGGCCTTTAGGTTTCCAATTATCAAAAGCCCCATTCATGGATTTAATAAAGTTCTTACCCATTTCTTCACTTGTCATTTGATTTTCTTTACAAAACTCAGCACCCAAATTACCAAGTCGTTTTCTTTCTTCTCTACCCATGTCATAAAATTCACGTAAACCCACGGCGGCATCTTCAGGATTACATCTATCATCCCAAATATAAGGTGTCATCGGTGAACCCTGTAGTGATATTGAAGCTGGATAGACTGGTTTTACCCACTCACCATGAGTTTTGTATTTACCCCTATGATTAGTACCCAATTCAATATAATCTTCAGCAGTTAAATATCTTAACGAAAAACCACTACCATCTGGAGCATAATTTTCTTCTTTCTTAAACCCACATTGATCTTGTAATCCACCCGTGACATTTACGATAATCGGTGTTCCTACCGTAAGGGCCTCAGCACTACCTAATCCAAATCCTTCATTGGATGCTAAATTGACATAAACATCGGATGTATTGAAAAGTAAATTCATTTTTTCATCATCAAATGGTCCACTCTTATCATAAGTAAAACATATATCATAATCAGGACATAAATGTTTATGAACTCTTGGTAAATCAGTTCCATTATCATCTACTGGTTGACAATGGTATATCAATACACATTCATCTCGTTGTTCTGGAGTTAATTCATCCATAAAGTATTTGTATGCCAATAATATATCACCTGGTTGTTTTCTACGAATATTTCGATTACTATAGAGTATTTTATACTTTTTATCCGATAATCCAAATTGTTCATCAAAATCCATTAACTTCATATCATCATCTTGAACTTTATGAAATCTACGTGGTGATATGCCGTGTGGTACAAATGTAGTTTGCCAATCTTCATAATCAGGTAATAAACGATTATTAATACCATAGGTTTGTTTAGATATTGACATCAGTAAATCACTACTTTTATAATAATTTGTATTGTATTGTGGATCTGGTAAATCATCCCAAATGTTATAATAGAAAATTGGTATATCCCTACGAATTTCTGCTTCCATATTATAGAACCAAATCCAAAATCGTGGATCAGTATAATGAAGAATAGCATCGGGTTTCTCTACTGCAAGTACTTCTCTTAATATATCTTCATTACCATAACCATCAACGGGATAAATTTTCAAATATCCATCTTTAATTCCAAACTCTTCAAGACCTTTGGACATATCAACAATCTTACCTTGTTCGGGATGTTTAATTGCTCCACCGATTTGAACCCAGTCATATTCATTAAGTGTTTCCATGACTATATCTTTAGATACAGTAGCTACACCACTATGCATCCGTAAATCATCGGACATTAAAAGAATTTTCTTTTTAGCCATTTAAAACCTCTTTAGATCCTATATTACCTTTAAAGTATTTTCGTAATACATTTAATTTTTCATCATAGTTAGCAATAACTTGTAATTCTTTTTCAATAGTCTCTACTATATCAGAATGTTCTGCTACTCCTACGAGATTTTCAAGTAAATTTTCCACATTGACTTTATGTTTTTCAATCTGAGCATTAAAATACAACTCACTCACTTTAATTAAATCTTCTCTATAATTCATCAAAATCGACTCCCACTTGCATATAGTTTATCATAGTTTTCTATTTGTTCTTTAACTACCACGTTATTTAAATATTGGTGAACTGATCTGTTGACTAATTTTTGTAAATTCATTGAAGAATTAACAGTTTTGAATTTAAATTGTTCGTATAGTGTTTTTATTATTTTAACGGATGTTAATTTTGTTTCATGTTTCATAACCTTACTACTCTTTTGTATATATATAAATATAAAACATTAATCAATAACAAGTGTTTTTTTTCCAAATTTTTTAGCATAATTTATCGTGGACATTGCACCATTTGATTTTATTCCTCTCGGTATGAATGCCACGACATATTCTGAATGAATTGCTATCTGTTTATTACGAGCAAAGAAGTTTTTAACACTATAGGGTTTACTATAATTCCTTTCATGTAGTGGGCAATATAAATTATGTGCTTTATGTGCTGGTGGATATTCTTCATATTGTAATCCCAATTCAAGAGCATATTTCTTAGCATAAAAGTCAGCTCCTTGTGGACATCCGCCACTTACTATTATTGTATCTAAACCCTTATCTTGTTTTAACTTAAAGATAAATTCTTTAATCTTTCTTCGGTTTTCGTATTTACGACTACCGACAATACCTACTTTTAAAGTTTCTTTCCCCATTTACAATGCTCCGTATTATAAAATTCACAGAATGTACAGGCTTTACCTGGTGAGGCATTATACTCTCTATTAGTTTTATGGTTTCCTTCTTCATCATAGATAGCTTCACGAAATTCTGTGAATGCTTTCATTGTTTTATTAATACTTGGTCTACCATTGGATGGCTCAAACCTCTGTAGTCTACTGATTGGAAAGTCACTTTGTTTTGCTATCTTTCTCTTTAGTATCAAGAATTCTACCGTTATCTTATCCAACGGTACATTGAATTTCTCTGAATAAAATTGTTTGTAAAGTAATAATTGTGCTTTCTTATAAAAGTTTTTCTTGTGGAAATTCGTCCAGCTTCTGGTGGATGTTTTCAAATCAATGATAGTAATTCTACCTGATATTTTGTTTCGTATGACTACATCAAGATAACTCTTTAACTCAACATTCTTTTGCAATTCCATGAATATCGGTAATTCAATCCCAACTAACTCATAGTTCTTCTTCATGAAATACTTACCACGATGTTTTCTAAAATGGTCTATTATAGCCATTCCATCTTGATAAAACTCAATCATATCATCTTGACTACAAGGTAAGGTTTCTTGATTTTCTTTTATGATTTTGAATTCTTTCATCATCTCGGTTTTCAACATACCATTCAAATCAAGTGCTTCAGCCGCAATAATAGATTTACTATACATCTCTGTTAAATAAGTTTGAATCGTAGTATGCATGGCTGTTCCAAATAACGTGTGTATATTACCCGTGAATGTACCTAATTTATCTATATAACGTAGTTTCCACTTTAGGTTACATTCATTATAGGATACAAACTGGCTATGCGATACGTGTCCCATTATATTATCTCGTCAACCAATCCATATTTTAAACAAGTGTTGGCATCCCACATTAAATCATGTTTTAATATTTCATCAAGTTTTTTCATCGGTAATTTTGTATATTTCTTATAGACATCTTTTATAGTTTTCATCATCAAATCAAGATTTTGTTTTTCATCTTCAAACTCCGAATACTTTCCCCAAAAGTTACTACTTAATTGGTGAACCAACATATAAGAATTTCTACTCATGTATCGTTTTTCACCCACTACCGAAAGAAAGGTAGCCGCACTTGCAGCAAATCCATCTACATAAGTGTAAACGGGAACTTTTGTTCGCAATATCGTATCCATTGATGAAATACCTGCGGTGATTGAACCACCACCAGAGTTTATTAATAACTTTATCGGTGGTGCTAATATACCCAAACTATTTGATAATGTCAAGGATTTACTTTCTAACTCTCCAATTTTTTTATTAAGTTCAGATGCACTATCTCTATTTACACCAGCATAATAATAAATCTTATTCTCGTGAACTGATATATGCTTATCCGGAGATGCACCTTGTGCACTTTTTTTCTGAGATGGTTTCTTTTCACCCCAATATTTATCTACCATTATCTACCCCACTTTCCATTTTTTACAATTGTTGCCATAATGCCATAGTTGGATACATCAAGAAATGCATCTTCCATCGGCTCACCTTCTACTGCATTTTTACGACCACTCATCAATAGATTTTTTAATCGTTGTATCTTATCGTTCATTCTAAACCACAAACCAGTCAACGATAAATGTATTTCTTCTTTTGTTTGTAACTGTGTTCCAACTGAAATATTACCTGGGCCATAATCATGTTGTTTATGTAAGAACAATTCGTATTGTTCTCGTTGTAACCTTTTGAACTCCTTGGTCATTTCTGGCCATTCTTGTTCCATTTGTGTTACTATATCTCTAGATACTCTTTCCGTATCTTCTGTCGGATCAACTAATTGTGTTTCTAGTTCTCTTTCTTTTATATTCATAACTTTTCCTATTTTATGATTAAGTGTGATAATTGTATTGCTATAATGATAACTGATAAAATTAAGCTGATTATAGTTCTGGTGTCGGGTACTTCATGTAAAACCAAATAAGTCAATATGGTAAAAACTATTGTAGCCATTCCAAATCCAATTGGTCTTACGTACCAGTAATTTCCAAAATATTCATAATACCATTTAGTTCCGTACCAAAAAGCAAGACTAATTGGAATTCCACCTAATATAACCCACCACATACTTTTTGCCCATTCATATTTAAACTGACCTTGCATATGAAACCAAGCCCAAATATGACCTAATAATGATATACCCAAAGCCATCCATAGCTTACTCATCTAATTTTCATCTTCTTTATTTCCTTATCGGATTTTCCAAACTTTTTCACTAACAATATTAACTCTTCTTTTGACATCAAATCATAATATTCAGCAGCCTGATGTTTACTTATTTCAAAATACTTCATTATAAAAGGAACAACTGAATCATTTGTTCTTTCTTTCTTACCACTCATATACTTCAAGTAAGTCTTTTTCTTTGGTAGTAAACTACAATAAAATTGATACACGGCTTTATGTGGCATAACTTCTATCGTGTACTTCTGAAAGT